GAGATGAGTACGGTCAGGGCATAATATCTAAACCCGCTTCTGCTTTAGCAAAGGCTGCTGGGGCTCTGAAAGAGATTCCCTTAATAAGACCTTATGCTAGGGCAACTGAAATTGTTGCTTCAGGAGTTGGAGATATTGCACGCTTGTTCGGATATAGTCGGCCAGCTGTTATCACAGACCCAGTTATTATGAAACCCGTTCCATTGGGTAATGTGGGTAATGTTGATGCTGCCGATCCGGTTTATAAGCTTACTTTAGATTCCAAGAATGAAGTAACTATTGACCCTAGGGTCACAGGATTAGAAGGACGTGACGAGATGGGTGTCTTAGACTATGTCAAGAGAGAGTCTTATTTGACTACTTTCAATTGGACTAGTGATGAGGGCCCTGGAGACATGTTGTGGAACTGTCGTGTAGCACCTGATTTATTTAGGTCAGTTAATTATACTACACCAACATTGCGACGAGAACTACACATGACTCCTATGTGTCACATGAGTCAATTGTTTAAGTATTGGCAAGGATCAATTAAGTTTAGGTTTCAGATAGTTAAATCTGCTTACCACAAAGGAAGAATGCTAGTTAGATATGATCCCAGAAGCTTAGGTGCTACTGTGGACTACAACACTAACTATTCACGAGTTATTGATATTGCCGAGGCAGAAGATTTCGAAGTAATCGTGGGTTGGGGACAACACCAACCATGGCTAGAATGTGAGGAATTGGACACTAGTCTTAATTTTTCACCAGATACACGATTATCAGAGTTATTCATGAGAGCGACTAACGGAGTTATAGAATTAGATGTTATTAATGAACTGGTGTCACCAAGTGCCAGCTCAGATATTTCTGTCAATGTCTATGTGTCTATGATTGATGATGCTAAATTTGCTCAACCGGATGGTGAGAAGATTAAGAATCTGACATATTTTAGACATCCACAAGAAGAGGCTTTGAATTCTCAAAGTGGATTAGTAGAACAAGATGGAGTTGACGAACCGTTAGCTGCTACTCAATTGGAAACAATTGCGGGAGAAGCTGAAATGACCGACCAAACGATGAATGTTTTCTTTGGTGAGAACATTACAAGTATTCGGGAACTAGTAAAACGTTATGTTATGACTAGGTACTGGTATACATCGTATAATGCCGGAAGTGGAAGCAAAGTGGTAAAACTGGATAACAAAGTATTCCCATACCAAAGGGGATATGATAGTGAGGGAATTGATAGTGAACAGTTTGGATCATATACACATAGTAACATGAATCCTATCAATTACTTTCAATCTTGTTATGCAGGATACCGTGGATCATTGCGTCATAAGTATTTATATCATACTGGAGGAGCAATGATGAACCCTGTAGTTCAGAGAGAAAACTACTCTCCTGATACTGCAGGTATTTGGACCATAACCCCTTTAACGGGAGCTGAAACAGACTCTCAGAATTTGACTAAGAGCTTTACCAATACAACATGGCAAGGCTCGTCAGGTACTGGAACTATGATAAACAACGCCATTGAAGTGGAATTTCCATTTTATAATAAAGGAAGAATCGGTTATCCGCGACTAATTAAAGCGCAAGATTTAGATTGTCCCTCTACAACCTCACACTTTGTGACGGGCGTAGATACAGCATTTCGCAACGGAACCGATGATAAGATCGCTTTCCAGCAATGGACTGCGGCCGGTGAGGATTTTTCATTTTATTTCTTTACAGGTGTACCGATTATGTATCAGTACTCTGAATAAGGAATATAGGCAAAGACGGAGACGTCTATAAACATCTTTCGATTTCCTGTCACGTTGGACGGGAGAAATCACCTGGGTGACTCAGGTGTGCGGCGGACATTTATGTTAGCGTCGTCGGGCTTAGCCCTCTTAATAGTTTTGATTGAACTTGAAAAGGGCTTTGCTCTATCAAGATGTAGGTCACAACTTTAAGAGCCAGTTGAGCCTGGAATAAAGTTATCGTCACATCGTGTGTTTTGCCTTTTTAGGATTTCACACAATGCGGGGATAGCTTAACGAGCAAAAGTAAAACTTTGTTCCAG